GCGGAACTTGACGGGGACTATGACGATGCTGAGAGCGCAAGGGAAATGGCCAAAAAGGTTGAGTCCGAAGGGAAAAACGCGCAGCAGGAAAGAGTTGCGAAGAAACATTGGGATGAATTTGAAGGCAAGAGGCAAGAACTCATGCAGAAGCATTCTGATTTAAGTAAACCCGACTCGGAGTTAACCCAGAAGGCTAACGCGATCCTCACCGAGCACCCAACCATGCAGAGTGCTGCAGGCTTGGAACAAGCGGTTAAGATTGCTCAGTTACAAATAACGGCTGCGGGTGCTGAAACGAGCGAAGCACAAGTTAAAGAGCTAACCAATAAACTATCAAAACTGGAAAAGAAAATGTCAGTGAATGGCGGATTTACCAACGAGAGGGTCAACGGAGACAAGTCTTTTGATGACCTATCCGATGCGGAGCAGACTGAATATCTGCGCCGTGCGGCTATGGAGGTAGATGATGCCATGTAGCTGACTAGAAAAGAAGTATGGCTACAAATACCACTACTACACTATCCAACCAGTATCAGAACTATTTCAGTAAGAAATTACTGTCCTATGCTGTTCAGGCACTGGTCTTGGATCAGTTCGCCGAGAAGGCTCCACTTCCTGCGAAGTCGGGCCACAAGGCGATCTCAATGTTCCGTTTTGGCGCACCTTCAACCTCCGCTATTGAAGCGTTGACTGAGGGCACTGCTCCTTCTGGAACACGATCACTCACTCTATCTAAGATTGAGAAAACACTAACCCAACGAGGTCAAGTCATTGAGTTGACTGACATCCTCACCGCAACGGACTTATTCAACAGCTTACAGCAGTCGATGAAGACCAACGGAGAAGATGCAGCCCTCGATATGGACACCATCACCCGCAACACAGTCGTGGGGTCAAATGTTGGAGGTACGGCAATGGAAGGCGGTTATGCCGCTGATATGTCAACGGTACTTGATAACGGAGACACACTGGTTGAGCTATATGCTGACGGAACAAAAGAGACAACCGCAGCCACTCAATACACTGCGTTTGAGGCAAGCACAGGCGCGGGAACGCTTCTGGATGCTGCTGCTGTCCTTAATGCTGTTACTCAGCTAAAGGTGAACCGCTCGCAACCCGCTTCAGGCGGAATGTATGTTGCTGCGGCAAGCCCACAGGTGATTAGTGACATCATGGTGGATACGACATGGGTGAATGCTGCTCAGTACAGCAATGTGCAAGACCTCTATAAAGGTGAGGTTGGCTCGTTGTACGGTGCAAAATTCATTATGACGACTAATCCGTTCATCTCTGGTGATGCTAACGGCACTGACGCAGATAGAGTCATCTATGATGCGTCTGGTGGCGGTGGCACTGCGGCAACAAATGATGTTCACGCATCATTGTTCCTCGGACAACAGTCCTATGGATGTCCTGACCTAAGTAGTCAGTCTCCGTTTAGCCCGAAAGTTATAATCAGCGATCAGCCTGATAAGAGTGATCCTCTTAATCAAAAGCTGACTGCCGGTTTTAAAACTTTTTGGACTACGCTCAGGCTGAACCCGAACTACTACGTTGTAATGCGTAGTAAGACGGCTAGCACTGCTTAATAACTCAAGTCATGCACAAAGGTAAAAGCCCAAAAGGCATGACCATTATAATTGCCGTGGGGGGAGGGAAACCTCCCTCTCACGGTCGTTCCAATAAAAAAGAAGAGGGTTGTGAAATGATTAAATTACCACTGGAGGCATTAGTCTCCGAAGATGAAGCGGGTGCTGGTGTTACTCCTGAAGTGGGTGATGCGGTTTCGCTTGAGGCAGTCGAGGGAAATGTGGCTGCAATTAACGATGATGGCACGGTTCACGTTGAACTGGTGAGCGCGGGTGGCGTTCCTATTGAGTATGTTGAACACGTTTCTGAAGAAGAGTCTGTCGAGGAAGATTTGGCTCTTGATGAGGAAGAGGCAGGACTTCTTGCTGCGGCTGAAGAGGAAGATGAAGCGATGGGTTACTAATGCCTATCTATTCTTTTATCTCTGAAGACGGTCAAGTTGTTGAAAAGATTGTTCCATCCGGTACGGATCGTTTAGCGATTGACGGGGTGGACTATGTTCGCAGCATGGGTGATGAGGGCTTTTCACTATCTGGAAAGGCTGTCGGCATTCCTTCACAGGCAGAGCAGGTTAAGGACGGTTATTACAAGCTGGAACAAAAGGAAGGTTCCCGCTTCATGCGCCAATCGCAGTTTACGACAAAACAAATTAAGAAGGCTTGGGGGTTTTAGGTTATGGCAACGCTAACGGGAAGAACTATTGCATCGAGCTACACGGAGTTGCTCAAGACGACAAGTGCCAGCGGGCTAACTGGCTCACTGGACACGGTGCAGGACGGTGACGCAACTGACTCAACGCTCCAGTTAAGCACTGCCGGAGTTAAGTCAACCGGAACGATGGCGGTGACAGGTGTGACCACACTTTCCTCTGATCTACGTCTGGAAGATGATGCGGGTGGAGAATACTTTGGCATTGGAACTCCTGCGACTGTCACGACCTACACACTTACTGTTCCTGCTGCGGTGGGAGGTAGTGGTCAGGCTTTAAGAACTTCAGACGGTGCAGGTACACTGGAATGGTTTACACCGGAGACAGGTGACATTACTGGAGTCACGGCAGGAACTAATTTAAACGGGGGAGGGACGAGTGGTTCGGTCACTCTGAACCTCGATGCCACTTTAACAGGGTTAACAAGTGTAACCTCCACTGCCTTTGTAGGAGATATTACAGGGGCGGTCACAGGCAACGTGACGGGAAATGTGACAGGCAACGTGACGGGTGATGTTACTGGAGATTTAACAGGCGATAGCGCAGGAACCCACACGGGAGCAGTCACGGGGAATGTAACGGGTAATGTTACCGGAGACGTAACTGGAGATTTGACCGGCGATGTAACGGGCAATGTGAGCGGCACGGCAGCAACCGTAACGGGCGCAACCCAAGCCGCTATTACCAGCGCAGCCAACCTCGTAACGGTTGGGACTATCGGGACAGGGGTTTGGCAGGGAACAGCCGTCGATGGTACTTATGTAGACCTTGAAGGCACAGAGGTTAAGTCTACGGGTGAAACCGGAGCAACAAAGTTTTTACGGGAGGACGGTGATGGAACTTGTTCATGGCAAACTGTTGCTGGAGATATAGAGGGAGTCACAGCAGGAACAAATCTTAACGGAGGTGGAACCAGCGGGACAGTTACACTTAATCTGGACACTACAATTACTGGATTATCTTCAGTTACCTCCACAGCCTTTGTTGGTGATGTTACTGGAAATTGTAGCGGAACCGCTGCAACGGTCACGGGTGCAGCCCAAACCGCCATTACATCTGTCGGCACATTGACTGACCTAACGGTGAGCGGAACCAGCACGACTATTGGAACCGTAACATCCGGTATCTGGAACGGTACTGCGATTGACGGGGCTTACGTTGATATTGAAGGCACAGAGGTTAAATCGACTGGAGAAACTGGTGCGACAAAGTTCTTGAGGGAAGATGGCGATGGAACGTGTTCGTGGCAGACTGCTTCAGCAAGTTTATCCATTGGCGATACAATCACCAGCGCAACTGAAGGTTCAGTTTTATTTGCAGGAGCAAGTGGTGTTCTAGCGCAGGACAACTCCAATCTATTTTGGGACGACTCAAATAATCGCTTGGGAATTGGTAGTGACTCACCCGCCACTAATCTCCACGTTGGCCCCACAAGTTTGGATAGTTCCACTGTCTCAACAACTAAATCTGATTACAATGTTCTCGTTCAGAAAGATAACAACACTACAGGGAACTACGGTGCTGCTATAGGATGTGTAGATTCCGCCTCTATTCCAGCCAGCATACTATTTGCTGACGAAGGAAGTGGTGCGCTGACAGGGATTGCTTTTGCAACCGGCGGCACGACTCCAGCAGAGAGAGTTCGCATTGACTCCAGCGGTTACGTTGGTATTGGGGCCACCCCAACGCAGGTTCTTTACGTCCAAGAGGTGGGTCGGCTTATATTTGATGGAGCCGATAGTCCGTTATTAAGCATACAAAATAATAGCGCAACAAGTACCACGAGCGGAACCGCTTCATTGGTGTTTAATCAAGCAAGCAACTCTACTGGTGGTAAGATAGTTTCGGGGAGGGATGGTGATTACGACGCGTCCGCTGACAGGTCATCATTCATGGCGTTTCAAACTTCTTTAAGTGGTACAGACTACGAGAGGATGCGAATTGACTCCGCTGGACTCGTGGGAATTGGAACTGACTCACCGACAGTAAATCTTGATTTTGGCGTTACTAGTAATGACTCACAAATACTTAATTTAAGAACCAACTCAAACAGCAAAATTGGATTTGGAGTTCTTGATGGGTACGGGATGTTCCAATATGTTCCCTCTGACGTAGTATCCTCCGAGCCAGCTTTTCAATGGGGAGCGATAGACGTGAGTGATGGCTCTACCTTTGCACCCAAGCTCACACTTTTAGCTGACGGCAATGTCGGAATTGGCCTAACGCCTTCCTCTGAAATTTTGGAGACGAAGGGAAATATCTCCTTCTATAATAC